ATCAGTCAATGTCAGCGTAAATTGCTGACCCGATGTAGGGCTGGGGAACAAAGAACCACTACCTGTAGCCAATGTGACCGAAGTAGCAGTTGATGAAATCCCAGAGGACAGAGTAGATTTGGCGTTATTGGCAAAAATAAATGTGGTCATGAGTATTGCACCGTGTATGTGTATTGAAATGGAAGCTGCAATGCGCCAGACTGAATTCCAGCCTGTAAATATGGAGCCAAGGTCAAACTTGTATAAGTTGTATGCGAAGTTGAGCCACTGCCTACTGGATTCTGATTGTATTGAGCAACATCATAAATAGCAGAGTTATATTCACCTGATTCTGGCGCTGAAGCTGATGGTGGCAACAGACTAATCAAAACAGAATTTTCACCAGTAAAAGTCACGCTGACTTGATAAGTTTGATCTGGGAAAATTGTTCCATTCAAAAATCTTTGCACTCGGCGTTTTAGCCACCTAATGTTGAATTGATAGCCATCACCTTTAAAGGTGTTCCACTGAATGATGCGTTGGAATACCAAGTCACTGACAACATAACTAGCGTTATTTGCAACTTGGACACCTTCATTTGGCTGTTCAGTATTTGGTTCAAATGTATTCAGTGGACCTTGATCAATAAAACCGCCAACGGGCAAAGAACTTCTGTACAACCCGTAAATACCCGCGGCACACCAATCCAGTAAATTGTCAGATTGATCAAAATAAATAGGCAATTGAACAGCATTGATGGTGTTCAAATTGCTCTGACTCAACTGGTTATAAGCAGTAAAAAATGCGCTGATGTTTGCATCAGACGCATACTGCTGATAGGGATATGAAGGTATTTGTTGGGTCAACATATTAGGAATTAGTTACCGTAATGTTGGCCGTTGTTGTATAGAAATAGCCTTCTGAGCTGCCATGAATCAAGATTCCATTGGCGTCAGGTGGCGCATTTACACCATTGATCTGAACCGCAAAGGTCAATTTATTGATATTGGCTTGAGGGATGATGGTGGCCGTTGCAGTTTGGAATACTTGCTGCATTTCCAAAATGCTAATGGGCTGACCCACAAAAAGTGAATTGATGTAATTCACCATAGCAGGTTGAACCGCAGCAGAAACCACCGTATTGCTCACAAAATTAGTACCCGCAACGGTTGTCCAATCAATTGCCACATTGACTCTTTGCTGTAATGGCACAACAAAAATAATGGTGTAAGTATCTGGAAAATCTTGAATGGCAATTATTTCTGCGCTACCACCACTGGACAATGTTTCAGAAGATACCGATTGAGAGACACTGACTGTGTAAGTGCCAATGCCACCTGTGCCAGAAACAAATGCAGTCACAATCGTATTGGCCGAAACGCCAGTTCCTGTAATGGGGCAACCAAGCGTAATGGTTCCAGCAGTAACTGCTGAGATGGTCATGGTCGTGCCAGAAATAGAACCTGTCCCAATAAAGGCATTAGAACCAACCAAATCCAAAATGTTAAACAAGCCCGTATAGATTGCTTGAGCAACAGCGTATGGATCGCCACCACCCACAATGATTTTCCAGCCAGTTGTGGGAGTTGTAACTTGTTGCACGGCAATCAAATTAGATTGAACACCACTGACATTTTGCAATTGAGTCTTCAGGTAAGTCGCCATGCCTTGGCCTGTAGCCAAACCAGCTTGAATGACTTGGGCTTGATAGGCTTGCAGACTTTGTGCAGAAGCCCCAGGCAACCCAGCCGTTGTATTGTTGCAGCTCAAAGTAACGCCGGAGGGGACTGAAGTAATCAGTTGGGTAACACTACCAACTGGAACCGCCCAAGAGCCAGCAGAAGTTGCCAAGCAATACAAAGGTGCAGAGACACCGCCCGATTCGACAATGCCACCGTCTTGAACCGTGTACTGATAAGTACCATCAGACACGGTAAAACCAATGTTGACCACAAAGCCTGGCGTACCCGAAAAGGTAACGTAAACAGACGTATTAGAGCCAATCCCTTGTTGGACCCCATAGACATTGCCCAATTGATAAAGAATCGGTGCGTTGGCCGTATAGGGCGAAACAGAATTGACCAGATCAACCAGAGCCTGCTGGGCTACTGATAAAGAGCCAGCAGAGGTGGCATTCATGTCGCCAATCAAATTGGCCGGCAAGCTGGTGATGCCTGGGGCTAACCCTTGAGCAATAGCAAACGCTTCAGCCGCCAGAGTGGCTGGCGGCGTGACGGTATAGGGTGCAGTAAGTGCAGTTGTCATGGGCTAATCCTAAGTGGCTATTGTGGCTTGATACACAGTTCCTGACAAGAAAATTGCGTTAATTTGGTAAGTCGGATTAAAGGTGCTTGCTATTTTAGTAACCACCAAACTCGCAAAATATTGAGCAAATTGAGTCTGTGTTTTGGCTATTGCGGCATCTGGCGCAATTTGAGTTTGAACCGATTGAATTGCAGGCAATCCATAATTTGCATACAAAGGATTTTCACCCGAATTCATCAGCAAAGTCTGGATCAAGGTGGTCAGCCAAACATAGCCATTCTCACCATTCGGCTGGGTATCAACCTCAACCCAATTGCCATTTTTGTCTGTTCCATAAGTACGCATTACGCTACTCCTCCGCTGGTATCAGTACCAGCCTTGACGCCAGTATGTTTGTGAGACAAGTATGGTTGTCCATTAATAATAAGTGTTCCATTGATGTTGACGTTATTGCCAGACAAAACAATTGATGTGGAACCTTGCACCAAACTGACTTCGGTATCAGTAATCGTCACGACAGAATTGCCTCTGGTGGAAACGATCTCGGTATCACTAATTGTTACTACAGAATCACTATGAGCAGAGCTGATGACAACGGCTGTAGAGTCGATGGATGACCAGCTAATATTGCTGATGGGCATGAACACCAAAGCACCCAAATTGCTGGGCGTGTTCAATGGAGCCAATCCCGATCCAAGCCCAGAAATTCCACCCAACCTAGCGCTGGCCGACAAAGCAATACCTGTATCGCCAACCTGAATTGGAATCCGAACGTATTGAGAAATAGCCACAGGCATTGTGACCTGCGGGATGGTGTACCCCAAACTTTGATCAACTTGGAAAGCAACCGTGACAGCCGTGCCGTTATGCAAAACAGCAACCACTGAACAAGGCAATACTTGACCTTGCTGCTGTAAATTGTCCTGAACCTTTCGCTGGGCGAAAGTATTCATTGTTTGAGCAAAAGGGGTCTTGGTTACATTACCGCCGCTCATTTCAAGCTCCAGTTAAGACATTAACAACCGTCTTCCAGCTATCACCATCAAGTTGACGCAAATTGCCCACATGACGAATTTGAATGATGGTTCCAGTACCCGTAAAAGCAGAATCATTTCTAAATGGAGAAAATGATGATTTGGTGCTAGACGCAATAAATTTAGGCAAATTGATCACTTGACCCAAAGACAAATCATTTCTTGCCACCAAATCAATTTGAATCGTGGCAATATCAATCCATGTTGGTTGAGACATAAAGTCATTCAAACTCAATGTGATCGGTGCAGAACTGACCGCAGCTCCCGTGCTGGTGCTGGTACTAGCGCCAGCATTGCTATTGTCAGTCACCGTGATCACATTATTTTGAACCGACAACCTCACACCAGCATAACCTTGGGTCTTGATGATGTTCTTAGAAGTCTGGAACAAATAATTGCCAAACTGGTTCAAATCAGCATAAAACCCATTTTGGTCTTCGGTATAGACCAGCTCTGAACTGATGTTGATGCTTTGTTGATAAGTCGGGTAAGCTGTGGATAAAGACTGCGCTATGGCTTTGGACAACTGAGTATTCTTAGGCCAATTAAAGCTCAAGTTAACTGGATTGGCCGGAGTACCAGTTGCTGGCGCAATAATCAAATCCAAGGTCAAAAGCGTACCCTGCCAATTTCCAAAAGCCTGAAACACGGTTCCAGACAATACCAATCCGGCTTGGGTTGGATTTGCCAATGGCAGTCCAGCCGTCAAACCAATTTCAAACGTGATGTTTTGATTGGTAAAGTTGGCCGATTGGGAAATGTCAGCAAAAGGAATTCCCCACACACGAATGTAAGAATTACCCATTGGGGCGTCATAAGACGCTACGGGCAAATCAAATTCAATATTCAGGGCAGCACCATTATTTGCGCCGCTAGGCGTTCCATTTGAGGTGCTGGTGTATTGTTTGATCAGTGCCCCAGATGTAGCATCTGTGATCATCAGGTTGTAATACCGCATCAGCCCACCTCAAAATTCTGTGTGCTGGCCCTAAAAATAATAGATGTTTTGAAATAGCCTGCGGCCAAATTAATGTTGTAATTGTCAGGCGATGCAATCAATGGAACATTGAATACAACATTTCCCTGCAACGTATAGCAGGTCAAGTAATACCGTTGACCAAACAAATTCCAAGTAACAATCAGCGTATAGGTCGCATTGTCCAAAGTCGCTGAAAATTGGAAATTCTGATTTGGTCTTTCAACAAAGGTTACATAAGTAGTCATCATTGCGCTCCAGAGTATGCTGGCTGACCAATGATTTTGAATCCTTGAGTAACCTTGTTCATGAACGCTGTTTGGGTGGTAGCCGCTTGCTCTTCAGTAATCAAGGGCTGAGTAAAGTCCCATTGGTACAGCAACTGCACCTGTTTGTTTTCAGCGCCAGAAACGTCCTTCAATGAAGTTAAAAGGCATCCAGAATAAACAAAAGCAGGCGTATACACACTGAACCAACCACCCTGCAAAATGTGATTGTCCAAAGTGCTTTTAAGCGCCGAGATGGTGGACAGCTTGTTGTAGTAATTATTCCCAGCCGAATTCTGTGCAGGACATTGCATCAACAGGCTGATAGAAATAGGTTGCTGAACCACGGCATTGGCCGCAGTTGTCAGAGCCGCCAATGGATATTGAGCAACTCCCCAAGATTCAATGGTCCCACCAGGCAATGGCTTGAAGTGAGCAAAATAGTCATTTGGACTACTCGGCGTCACACCATTTTGTAATATTTGAGTAATTGGGATGGGTTCCCCGCTACCAGCAATCCCGCCCACCAAGAAAATCGGGCTGAGTTCATAGAGCTGCTGAAAAGTGCTTAAGCCTGTCGTAACCATTATGAAGCTCCCATCGCACTTGCAGACACAACTGCGCTGCCGCCGGTGTTATTTTGAATCATCAATTTAACTCCCTCAGGCGTATATTTATTCTTCGTTCCCTCTTGCTGTGCCATTGCGACCATCAATTTGGACAGCACAGTCGGATCATTTAAGTTCAAGTGCTCAGTTGAGGAAAACCCTGTCTTCTTGGCAACATTGGCAATATACGCAGCCGTATTGTTTTCACTGCTGGGTGCCCATTTGGAAATGATGCCTTGAAGGGTGTCATTATGTCTTTGACCGTACAACTGAAGCTGATGGGCCATAGCCCTAAAGCCTTCTTCAGTAGAACCAAATTGCTGAAACCCTCTGCCGCCAACATTTCTCAAGTTGCCTGGGTTATTGCGCCTGTCAGCAGCAGTACCAGTACCTGGCGCTCCACCAGCCGATTGACCGCCAACATTGGCCGCATTGGTTTGAGGCGTGTCCTTTGACGGCGATGAGAACCATTGGCTAAATGGAATGGAGAGTTTTTCAACAATGAACTTCAGCACTTGAAATGCTTCAGTAAAGGCTTTTGTCAAAAAGCTCAATACATCTGCCAAAGCACCCATAGACCCCATCAATGCCTTACCTGCCGCACTGGCCTCTTGAATGGCTTGATAGAGATCGGTCCAAGATTTCAAGGAATCAGGGTTGATTCGGTTGAATGCACCTTGTTGCTGGCTGCTGATAATCGAGGATTCCAGCTCAGACTTGCTCATTGTGCCAATTCGGCGGCGCTCATCTTCGCTGACCAATTTGTCAATGCCAAATGCTTGGGCATACTGCAAACTAGGATTTTCTTGATAGCGGCGTTGAATGGCTCTCAACACATCTGGAGCCAACTGATCCGCCGATCTATTCTGTACTTGCGCCCCAGTCAGCCCTGTCAGTGCTTGCAGTTGACCCCGTTGTGCAAGGTTCAACTGCATATTGGCAATGCCTTGCAGAGTGCCACTAGGATCGTTCAAGAACCGTTCAAATGATGGGCCAAATGACAAGAAGTTGCCAGCGGCCACACCAGCGCCACCAGACTGCTTTCTCAATGCAGCCAATGGTCCAGCAGACTCAAATCCAGCAATTGCCAGTGCTGCCGTACCCAGTGCAGCACCAACGGTACTCATCCCAACATCTTTGACTTTGGACGCAAAGTCATAAAAGCTAACCAAGTTGTCGCCCAAAACCTTCTTAAACAGGTCTTTCTTTTGACGGGCAATCTTTTCTTCTTCTGATTGCTCTTGGTTAATTCGCTTTTTGTTGGCGGCTTCTAAATTCTTCTTTGAAGTCTCTAGGCGCTTTTGCTCGGCTTTGACTTCAGCATCCTGCATCTTTTGCAGGGTACGCAACTGGCGCTGGAAATCCTTTTGCGCTTTTGCTTCATTGATCTTGTTGATCTTGTCTGCCGCACGTTGCTCGGCAGACACTTTGGCATTTGCAGACTTCTCAGCGGCTTTTTCTACGGCAGATGTGGCCGTATCAACAGCCTTTGCCGCAGCATCACCAACAGCCTTGAAGCTGCTGGAAAAGTTTTCAACGACCTTTTTAAACTTATCAAATGATGCTTGGAACGCCTTAAAGGCATCATCATTGACATCAATCGTGATAATGGGTGTGGTGTTTGCCATATCTTGATTTTAGGGGTCA